ATTTAGCGCCCTGTCCAGTACTGTTTTCTGAAGAAGATCGCGAATTGCAGGAGTTTTCTAAGAGATTAGGCCGTGAATACCAGTGTATAAAATATTTGACTTATCGTAACAGGTACCATTCACGGATGGCAGCGCAATGGATTGGTGATCCGTCATGTAATCATAAAGAACCTTCATGTTATTGTGACCTTCACGTAGCTATAAAAGAGCCGAGATTTGGGGGTTTTGAATTTATTATTCAGCGTATGGTGAGTGGGTTGAGAGTTTCTAACGAGAATATGCTAATATTGGCCATGGCTAAGGTTGAGTCTTCGTACTCCCTAGTAAATGGAAATTTGATTACCGTTCAGCGTAATATGGGACATATATTTACTAAGATGGTAATGGAGCTTAAATCCCAGAGAAATATGATAAAGTGTCCGCCGTTATTCTTTGTCAATAAGGTGCCAAGAGAGGTGTCTATGTATCCTGTAGAGAGTTCTGTCCTTGTAGCTTTAAGGATGTGGGATTTACGATACTTTCAGCTTCAAGGTCTGTACTTTTCGCCAGAACACTGTTTAAAAAATGTGTGGCAGGAAAATAAAATTAATGGTATTTCTGGAGTCCCGTGGATGCCCCAAAAAGTCTTTTCTCTCAAGGATTTATGTCTTCAGAAGTTGTCAACATATAATATGGCATTTGGTGGTAGCTCAATGGGCCAGTATACACGAACTACTACTATGAATATATATCCTCTTAAATTGCCTAAAGCTTTTGCGAAATGGGATAAGCCAACACGTGATCCTAATGAGTTTGCTAAATTACTTACTCCAATGTTGGGTGCTGCACTTGATAGATGGGTTTATATGATGGGGACTCGTAAGCTTATGAAGACGAGAAAGTTTGTTTCTCGCGACTTTCGTTTTGAAAATATACCTCTTAATGCTTCTAGTGGCCCTAGATCTGGTCCGAGGTTGGTTTTTCCTCCCGATGAAGCTTGTAAATGTTTCCGAATTTATTCGTCTGTCGGTAAGAAAGTTGATCAGCTTGATTATTCTATAGACCAGTATATAAAAATGGTAGAACAAGCCAGGGTTGGTGAGGTTGATCTGCATGACCATGGTTTTGATAATAATTTGAAAGCTGAAACTGCAAACTCTGCGAATGAACGTACTAAAGCTGATGCAGAGGCAGTTCATATGAAAGGTCGGCTTTTCGTCAATGGATTTCTCTCAGGTATTTTACTTGAAGCCCATGTGTCAAAGTTAAGGATGATGTTTGAGAGAGGTCCCGCCATCAGAATTGGCCAGGTTTGGTGGTATGGTGGAGGTGAGGAATTTATGAAGGATATTGGCATAGATGACCCTGATATGGTTTTTGGAGATGGTGATGTTAGACATTTTGATACATCAATTAACCGTGTTCTTATGCAAATATATATGGCTAGTTCCGGGATATATTATGATCTTGATAAGGCTGACCCTGAG